AAGGGTATTGCTACCGATTCGATGCAGTTAAGACCGTCAGAAAGGAAAAACCTAAGTGTGGCAATACCTCCTATAACTGCGGCAAAGCCTGCATTGGCTTAAACAAGAATTGCAAATCAGATCCCCCTGATAAACCATCCCAGGAGAAAGTTGATAAACTCAGAGCCGCAGCGGGGGAGTTTAAAGCTGTTCAGGGCGATCCAACTAAGAAGCAAGAAGATAATAAGTTAACGCCAAAACCACAGGAAGTTAAGGAAGTCGCGCCCACCCCCTCTCCCGATAAAGCAGAAGTCCCTGTCACCGACCTTGCTAAACAGCCACCTGTTGCCTTAAAAATTGGTAAAAAATCAGTCAACCTAAAAGACGACCTTGATTCCTACAAAGATTTAAGAATAACCGCCGATCCCGTTTTAGGTTGGCAAGTTATCAATAAGAATGGGAACGTACTGAGAGAACCGCCCAAGGGCAACACGGCTCCAAGTCATAGATTCAAGAAAAGAGAGCAGGCTGAAAAGTTTGCTAACGATGTGATGACACGGGTTGAGAAGTTGCAGAAGGCTCAACCAAAACCGGATGCTGATGTAAGTGACTCTGATAAAAGGTCATTTGAAAGTCTTTACACCACAAAATTATCATCCGCCCAACAGTTGCTTAACTTAGAAAAAAACGCAAAAATAGCGCGAATATCTCCCAGTGAAGATCAAAAAAATTATGACAAAAAACAACCCGACCTCAATATTGATTCGGGGCCAGGAATAATGGAAGGTTGGAGGACTGCGAAACCAGACGGATCTGTCCAGGGAATCCCTTGGTCTGTCAAGGCGGAGGGTCAAGAAAAGTCACGGGCTATCGTGGGTGCTAGATTAACGGATCATCCAGCCAGCCCTAATTTAAAAAGACTCAGGTTATACGACGCAGACGGACGTAATGAGACAATTGACTTCAAAAAGGGTGATAGAAACGCATCTCTTAGGGCTAGAAGACTTGTTAGAGAAATCGCACAAGGAAAGTCTCAAGAGATGGAATCTGGCGACATAAAAGCGTTGATTGAGGGAGGTAAAGAGGGTTTAGCTAAAAGAAAAGTGGAAAAGGCAAGATTAGCTGCTGAAGACAAGCAATTTAAAGCAGCCTTAGATGATTATTTAAAATCAAAAAACCTAACAAGAGAAAGCCTTAAAGGTTTGACCGATATCGGAATGGACGATCTTATCGAAAAAGTTGAGAAATACCAGAAATCACAATCTCAAACCCCCAATTCAACAGGAGTTAAGGGTGCGGGGGCTAAATTCCTAGAAAGTCTTGGTTCTGACAACTGGATGAGAGATCATGAAGGGATAAAAGAAATAGCGAGGGCTATTGATGAAAATAATGGAGTTGTAGATACAGGGATTAGAGAAAGAGGCGAAGCACTTCACGCCGGATTAAGAGTGGGTGAAGTAAAGGTTTATAAAGTCAATAGTCCAAGCAAAGCACGTCCCTATGGGTCAGCAACAATAGAGATAAAAGCACATAAAGGGGATGGAAAGCGAAATGTTGATTTAGTTCATTTGGCTGATGGTGTTAAACATGAGTTAAAGAAAAAAGGGGTGAAAAAATCACAATCAGAACCCAAACCAGCATCTATTCCTGCCTCCCTTAACGATCTAAAGCCAGAAAAAATACCTAAAGCTAAAGCTAACAAGACTCCAAAACAGAAAGCAATAAAACAAAAAACAATAAAAGTTCAAGAGGTGCGATCGCAAGAACAAGAATCCCCTCTAATTCCGAAAGAGGAAATAGTTAAAGATGCTCCTAAATTAATAGGGGATGGAACCCACGAAGGAGCCCCTAAAAATGCTCAGGAATATTATGATGCGGCGGTAAAAACTGGGAAGGCAATGACCATGAAAGAGGCTGAGGATACCGTTGCTGCTGTTTCTGGTTGGTCTCGTAGCTCTAACGATATTCGGAATGATCAAAAAAAGGGAAAGTTTAACAAGAAAGCAGAGCTTATTTCTGATTATGTAAGGAACTCAACACCTTATAATGGTGATATTCACAGGGGGATAGTTTTTAATAACAGAGAGGAGGCAATGGAATGGATTAAAGGGGACGAAAATGGGGTATTAGACAATCAAAATGCCCATGCCTCTTGGACTTCTAAAGAGTCCGTTGCCTGGGTATATACAAACCCCATGATGCGTAAAGCCAATAAAACATTGGCGGGCGTTATTGTTAGCTCGGTCAATAAAACGGGTGCGTCCATTGAGAAACTAAGTCGGTACAAAGAGAGTGAAGCCGAGGTACTTGTCGCAAAAGATGCCAGACATAAAGTCAAGAGTGTTACCGAGAAAGATGGCATATTATATGTACAAACTGAAGAAATTTAATTAAAGGACATTAATGTCAACCAAATCAGACAAGAAACAGACTCCTAAACCCAAAAAGGAACCCACTGAAGAACAGAAGAAACGGGCGGCTCGATTTGTAGCTAACGGCTCTGAAGATTGGTAAATTAAATTACCCCACACCCACCGATTAAAATATTATGATTGCAACTCCCGTCATCAAAGCAAACCAGTCTAATATGATTCCCACTGAAGTTCAAATGAAGTTGGCGATCGCGCAAGTCCTATCACTTCCATTCGTCTACAACTCCCCCGTGATGGTCGTTGATTTTGAAGTAGGCAATGGGAATGTGATTAAAGGTAGATTTAAGGATGCCTCCCGACCCCGTATATTTGAATTTACGATTGATGACTCCATAAGTTTTAAGCCGTTTACCTGGAAAAGAATAGACAGCGCGGACACTAACCCCGTGGCGTGGGAAGAATTTTCCAAAGGGTACACCTATCGGTATGATGCAGTTAAGACTACTAGGAAGGAAAAACCTAAGTGTGGCAACACATCTTACAATTGCGGGAAGGCTTGCATCAGTCTAAATAAGAACTGTAAATCAGATCCCCCCGACAAACCATCTCAAGAGAAAATAGACAAGGTTAAGGCGATGGCGGGAGGGTTTAAGGATGCTCAGGATGATCCAACCAAGAAGCAAGAAGATAATAAACTAACCCCGAAGCCGCCCGATTATGAAAATTCTGACAACTCTCCTAATGACTTAAAGCCAGAAAAAACACCTAAAGCTAAAGCCGATAAGACTCCAAAACAGAAAGCAGTAAAACAAAAGGCAGTAAAACAAAAAACAATAAAAGTTCAGGAGGTAGACGATCCAACTAAGAGACAAGAGAATAATAAATTAACACCGAAACCAGCCGGAAAGTGGGATGATGCTGCTTCTCGACTGGGGGCGGATCAAGTCTTGTCTTCGGGAATAGCTGAAGCCGACCCTAGTAAAATTCAGGTAGATCCTAAACGTTTTCAATATAAGATTATTGGAGAGCAAACCAAGTCGGGAGAAGTCGGGAGTTTATCGGGAGTTAAAACGTGGGATCCTAACCTGGGTGGCATCCTTCAAGTTTGGCAAGATCCTAAAGATGGCGGTGTTTATGTCGTAAATGGTCACAACCGATTGGCATTAGCTAAAAAACTAAATGCCGAATCCGTCACTGTAAAATTAATTGATGCTAAATCTCCAGAGGAAGCCCGTGCTATTGGTGCGTTAACCAATATTGCAGAAGGTCGGGGAAATGCTCAGGATGCAGCTAAATTCTTTAGAGATTCTGGTTTAACAAAACAAGACTTAGAGAAAAAGGGAGTTCCCATGAGGGAGAAAATAGCCGAAGACGGCTTGGCTCTAGCCAGTCTAAGTGACTCTCTATTTAATAGAGTGGTACAGGGTCAAATCCCCGAACAAAGGGCTGTTGTAATTGGTTCTAAAATAAAAGATCACCGCCAACAACAGGACTTGCTAGAGTTAGTGGAGAAAGAAGAGAAAAAAGGCAAAAAGATCACCAATGACACCATAGAGGAATTGTCTGACATGGTAACAAACGCCCCAACCGTAACCGAATCTCAAGGCGGTTTATTTGACTTGTTAGGATTTTCCCCCGAATCTCGCTCTTTGGCTATTGAGAAAGCTCAAATTCAGTCTGCTATCAAAAGACAGTTGCAAAGGGAAAAGCGTCTATTCTCAACTGTTGGAAAATCAAAAGCCGCTTCGGATTTGGCTAAAGCGGGAAATAAAATCAATGTAGAGGAGTCGAGCGAGATTGCTGACATTGCAGAAAAAGCACTAGGGGCATTTGATCAAGAAAAAATGCTAACAGGAAAAGTTTCGACGCTTTTGAATCAAGCAGCAGAAAAATTGGCTAACAACCAAAAAGGTTCTGCTAAAATAATAAAAGAAACATATGAACAGGTACTAGATGAACTACAAAAAACTTACCGATTTGGAAAAAACCCGAGTTCTTGATGAGGTTGTAGCCTATAATAGTCTACTTGAAGACAAGAAACGGTTGGCTGCACAAAAGACGGAAAGTAGTCAAAAGCCAGAAAACCAAAAAAGAGGGCTTTAAGTGTGCTAACCCTAAAACTTGTCGCCAACCAAGCTCAGAATTACCTCAATAAATTAATCAAAAAGTTTCAGAACCTCACCCCCGAACTGCATAAAGTTGGGCAGTTTATGGTGGCATCAACCGATGAGAACTTCCAAAAGGAACAGAGTCCTTATGGGGAGAAATGGGAACACTTAGCACCATCAACCCTCAAATACAAGGCAAGTCGGGGTTTTATTATGCAAATATTACAACGCCAAGGATTGTTGCGATCTTCTATTCGGTATCGGATTGAAAAAGGAAGGGTTGAGGTAGGGAGTCCATTGCCCTATGCCTCCTATTTACAAGAAGGCACTAAGAAAATGCCTAAACGTCAATTTTTAGGAGTAAGTCAACGCGATCGCAGGGAGATTATCGCTATTCTAAAGGGTTCTCTTCGTTGATCT